GGGTCGTGATTGAAGAGCAGTGGTGCGCCGTCATTCAGACGGCTCATGTCCATCGCCTCAGAAGTCATGCTCAGAACTTCCATGCCATAGACACGGTTGACTGGCTCCTCTGAAGCAAACGGGAACTCAAGGGTGCGGTCTTCGTCTTCTTCCTTGAATTCTGTGTAGTGGGCACGCTTCAGCGATGCCTCGTCAAACATGCGGATCGCCGCAATCTTAGTGAGGGTGCTGAACTTATGACCCACCTTGCGATCAGTCGCTTCGCCATCGCGATACAGGGTGATCAGCGCAGCAGGATCATCCTCAGTACCAGTAATCGTGAAGCTGGAATCTGGGACATCTATTGTCCCATCGCGTACCACACGATCAATACGTCCACGAGCACGACCGCCAGAAGAATTCCAGCTGACGAAATCACCAACCTTAAGATCTCCGGGCTCGGCTCTTTGTTCATCGGTCATGGATCGTTCGCGAGCTTTTTTAATTGAAGCAGATTTTTCGCTGCTCCATGATTGACCAGCGTCACCACCCCATGCTGCCCATGCTACGCGGCCTTTGCTCGGGTAGCCATCTTCATCAGGACTAAATCCTTGGCCTTTTTTATCTACAAGGTGCCTCGCAAACCAAGCAGACATTTCAACAACTACATCCGGAGATAATTCATCACCAGACAAGATCTGGCTGGCACGACGTGCAGCAACTTCAGTACCACCGGCCTCACCATCAGACTTCCACTTGCGATAACGCTCAGCTTCAGCCTTCATCCCCTCAGTAGGGGTCAAATTGATGTCAGTTCCGTTGACGTTAGCCATCAATCGCTTCCCCCTCTTCGTGCATGACAGGATGTGAGGTTGGTGGTGCAGGAGGATTTTGCGCTTGGCCTGCCTTAGTCACTTCGCTGGGGTCAGTGTCAGTGACAATGCCAAGTTCATCCAGTGTGGCGAGTTCATGCTGCCTTTGACGCATCGTCTCCTCAAAATCACCGCCATGTAGAGCAATGACTTGCGAGAGGGTCATGATGCCGCTGCGGACCAAAGACTTGTAAGCCTCTGCTTCTTTCTGCGGGTCAACAAACTGCGCAGCTGGTGCAACCCACTTGCTCTCGTAATAACGATCGGGGTCCATGTCAAAGCCAGGAGCACGAACCACTCCAGACATGACAGCCATCTCCATCCAACGCTCGTAAATCGGCTGACAGAGGTTGTCGATCAGATACTGCTGCAGCGTCCGATAGTGAGCGCGTGTTTCAAGCAGCTCAAGTCGTGACGAGCTGTAGTTGCTTTGCGAAAAGTCCGAACTTACTTGCGTGTAGGAGCACCCGACACCTGCGGCGACTGCACGAAGCATTTGGGCCACAAAAGGCGTAAAAGCATCATCTGGCCGCGTAGGTGAGAAGAACTGCATCTCTTCACCTGGAGCAAGACGCCGAATACTGCCAGGAGCGAAGTCCAGCACAGATTGCTCAGCATAGGTTGTTGAGACGCATGATTGCTGAGGCAAATGCAGTGATGCCACGGGTCTGACCAGGGCGATCTACTGAGTAGAGATGAATGATCTCATCAGCAGGGACTCTTGTACGACGCTTGACGCCAAGGTTGTTGTTGACGAACTGATAGTCGCCTGGGTGGTAGTTCAGGAAGTGATAGGCCACAGGACGTGACCACTCATCAACCTCTACGCCCATACGAACGCGATTACCGTTCTTCTCAATCCCGGTGTAGTCGTCGTCGAGGAGATCTGCCTCGATGATTTCTAGGCCGAGAGGAACACGAGAGTCGCCAAAGCTTTGATTAACAAGGCGAATGAACACCTCGCCACTCTCAATCATGCTGTTAATCGCTAAGCCTTGGATGGCATTCCAGCTCAGCGTCCCGCCACAGTGGCAGTTGGTGGCTTTTGACCACTTCGTGAACTCATGCTCAATCAAGCTGTTGAGACGCTCATCAAGGCGTCCGCCACGGATCATCCTTACTTGCGCCTGGTGCTTGATCCCCTGACCAACAACGTTGTTTCTAACTGCGCGAAGAGCTGATTTGGCGAAATCAGAATCACGAACAAGAGATCGCGCACGATTGCGCAATACTCGCAGATTGTTCTTGACTTCTGCATCAGCACTTGTCCCAGACGAGACCCAATCAGATGTCAGGCGATTGATTGATGCACCAGCGTAGTTGCGGCGCTGAGGCTTCCTCTTTCGGTTAAAGGGCCACATCAGATGAACCTCACGCGGGTAACGCCAGGATTGCCAAGGCCCTGCCGAACTTTCTCAGCACGACGTTCGCGATCCACTTCAGCCTTTAAGTTATCGCGAAGCTGCAAAAGCTCACCCATCTTGTAGCGCTTGAGGTTGCGACCTCCGATGGTGTATTCCTGCACCATGCCGCCAGCAGCAAGCGTGCGGATTGCTGTTTCAACCTTTTCAAGGTCGACCTCAGCACGAGAGCGATCATCAAATGCTCCGGGCTGATCAGAGTAAACAGCAGTTGCTTTAACAGTGAACTGACCGCGACCAGCGGTGTATTGCTCACTGCTGTAAGTAGCAACCGCCTGCCAAGTCCATGTTCCAGCGTCAAAGCCAGTAGTTGTGCTACTAGGAACAGTAATGCGCCAACCATCACCCTCAGCAACGCCAGTGATCGTTGCGCCTTCGTGATTGACGTTCGTTCTGGCGTACCACTTCAGCGTGTAGGTGCCGCTATCAATCTGAGTACCGACTGAGTTTGTGAAAGCAGGGACATCAAAGATGACCGTGTCACCTGCGTAAACCAACTTGGGAACGAGAATACTCACCAGTTAGTCACGAACGACGACGAGGGCCGCCGCGACATACGTCGCTGTCGAGGCCGATAAGGCGATTCTACTGTTTTTTGTTCTCGTGGCTCGTGTTTTGGCTCTTGTGCTTTCGCAAACTGCTCAAAAATCGTGGAACGATTGAATCGCATGTATAGATAGTTGAGAGCGCAGTAGCTGTAACAAAAACAGTCAAGAGCTTCATTGCGATCACCCGGCTTCTTCTTCCATTCACGAATAGCAAAGCCCTTGACATATCGCACGACCTGCCGCTCACTTGTCAGTTGCTTGAAGTATTCAGGCGAGGCCGCAGCATGAAAATGAATGTATCCAGGCCCCTCTTCGTTCAACTTCAATCTTGCAAACAACGTCGACTTGATTGTGTCTACACCAGCAGGAAACACCTGAGCTGAATTTTTCAGAACCTGCCCCTTGTAGTTGATGTCTACCTTGCTGGGCTTGCCAATCGGTGGCTTGTTGCGTTGTGACTGGCCCTTTAGAGCAAAAACACCACGCTTTGCACGTTCCCTGCAGTACGCATACACCTCTGATGTGAAGTGACCACCTGAGTCAACGCCTGTAGCACTCACCTTTAATTCAGTGCCGTCTTCCTTTTTGTAAGGCCTGAAAATCACGTCATCGACTTGGTCCCACAACTTCTTACCGGCAGGATCACCAAATATCTCAAAGTGGTTGAGGAGCCAAGATTCTTCTCCCTCTCCCCATGCATACAACCCAACAGCAACTCGATTGTCCTGCACGTCAACGCCGCAAGTGATGATGCTTGCCTTTGCTGGGACCTCATCAGCCGGATAAAACTCTGCACGATCGCGCAATCCCTCTGCGCCCATTTTTGCGCCAGTTTCCTCTTCCCATGTCTCGCCCAAGACGGTATTGGTCCAAGTTTTTAACAACGGCGGATCTGACTTTGCTCGCAGAAACTCCGTAACGATTTCCTCCCAGCTCTTCCATCCGAGCGGTGAATACAGTGAGGACAGGTGAAAGCCAACAGTGCGTGGATCCTCCGCTGTAGCTGTAGCCCGCCATTCCCCACGACGGAGCATTTCACTCTTGTGATGCTCGGGAATGTGCGCTCCACATGAATTACACGCATACGCTGCAGTGCGCGGATCACCGTCACGCCAGCGGATGTTCTTCCATTCCAGCCATTGCATGTGACCGCAATGTGGACAAGGAACGAAATACCGCATCTGATTACTGGCTAGGTATTCCGTCTCAATCCGACTCATATCTTTGACGGTCGGTGTAGAAGTAAGGATGATCTTCCTTCGCGAGAAGGTTGATGCTCTCCTTTCAGCAAGAGCACATGGATCACCTTCACCGTCAACATCAGCG